CCATTGGCTAAACCATTATTATCTACTCCATAGACTTCACGGGTACTGATGTTTGTTCTTAGTTTTTCATACCCAGTAATACCCGGTTCTGTTTGAATGAACAATTGAGTATCTTGACCTACTACAAATTTATATGTCCCGCCCCTAACCAAAGTGATTGTAGGATTGCTTACGTCAAACGTAAATAAATCAGATGTAATATCATACACTACGGTGTTAGAGAGCATAGTGAATATACCACTCTTATACATAGCAGTATCACTGATGTTAACTGGTTCAGGGCCTTGTGGCAACCAGTAATACTGACTGTAATTTATTAGCTTGTCTAAATCTGCAAAACTATCCCATGAATAAAATTCATTGGTGAATAAGTTGTTGTGGTTGTCAGTGGCAGCACCTTCAACGTACAACGAATCAACTAATTCAGGGTACGTGATAGCATCTACTGCAACTTGAGTATCTTTCTTTTTGAAAATGACTGCTGGTTCTAACTGGTAATCCGATCTAGTCTTAGTTGGCTCGGCTACATAACCGTCATTAGATGTGACTCCATACCCAAACTTACTTCCAATAAACCCTTGAATTTTTTTGAAATTAGGGGGTTGTACTAATTGATCTAGGGTAGCCGATAGAAACTGATTGTTAATATCTGTTTTAAAGATTTCTGGTAAAAAATCAATTGTTCTAACTCTTGTTGCCATTCTGTTTTACCTATTAAAATGTTTGTAGTTCGGCGGGTGTCAATGCGCTGATAACCATGATGTCAGTTGCTTGTGCCGCATTGACGAAAATTTCATAAGGTGCACTACGAATCTCGTATAAGTCACCAAACTTCAATGAAGGATCATTTGGCACTAGCACCACAGAGTTTACTAAGTCACCTATCTTAGAATGCAAATATGCACTAAGTTCAGTAAAGTAAAAAGTGTCACCAAAATTCCAATTGTCAATACTGAAGTATGTATTCATTTCACTTAGCACTGCGCTTCGAATTTCACTGTCACTGGCAGTTGTTCCGCTAGATTTAATAACTTTAATAGTAGCACGTAGTTGAGGTGATGCTTTATTCCCAAACAATGGTTTGAATTTCACACTGTTTAAAATAACGCTATCCGTTAACATTTTGTAATCATTGATTTCGCTGTATGCTATATTTAACTCATTGATGGTTGGGCTTGTAGGTTCTGTCAATTTGTTTGACGTATCTTTAATCCAATTTTGATACTGAGTATAATAAGATTGGGTTACCACATACAAATCAATGATGTTAGTTGTAGCCGGATCAATACGTGTTGTATTACTTGAGTTATGTCTGTATTGGAATGACAAACCTTGTCGTCCGGTCTTTGCAATATAGTTGTTAACTTGCACTAATCTAACAATGTTTTTTGTTACCGCATCATTTACTGATTGGTAAAATGCATTTTCTTTAGTAGCATAGTATAATTGTCCAGCGGCATATTCATACTGAACCAATGAAATCTCTGCCTTAGTGGAGTATGCATAAATTATGTTTTTATTAGATACCATTTGATATCTAGTTAATAAATTGATATCAGTAACTTGCTGGAAGAAAACAAAATGTGATGTGTTCTTTGTACCAGTTGCGTATCCAGTTAGGTCATAAAAGAAATCGGGATCTTTAACAACGCCGGCTACGTTAGGATCTGTACTAGAAATTTCTACACTATAGTCATCAATGTACCCGTCACTCTCAACCAACTGTCCAACAATACTTAACTTATTGTCTATGGCAAACGGATAGTTACTATCTGGTTGACTATTAACTTTCAATACGTTGACAAAATCTTGTAGTAATTTTCCAGTAGAAGGATCATATATAACATTGTTTTTGTCAAATGTGAATCGAATATTGGCCACACTACCAAAGTAATATGCTAATGCTTTATACGTTACCATATAACGATTACTACCTAGACTTTCAAATTTGACAAAATAGTTAATCTTGTCAAATGTGTCAACTATCCATCGTGTTTGATTTGCAAGTAATGCGTTATTGTATATTAAGGTAAAACTTTGATTCAATGTAATCTGTGTTATGCAATCTTGAATTACATCTGATGGCAATAGATTTGTAAATGAAGGAAGAACGGTTGTTAATATTACTCCGTTAGGGATAGGATTATTCAGTACGACTGGACCAAATCCATTGCCTAAATTTCCTTGACCATTATTACAACCATCGCCTGTTACACTAGCTACACTTGTCCAAATAAATGTACTGTCTGCTGGGGTAGGTAGTCCTTCAATCAATCTATTATCTTGACCAAAGTAATATCCACTTGGAGCAATAAATTTAATTAGTGCGCCTTCAGTAAGATATTTTACATTACCTGTACTGTAAACGCCGATCGGCATTGGTCCTGACAGATTTTTAAAATAACCAGTTGATTCTAATGTATTGAATGAGCTTTGATTCCAAACAACTGTGCCATCACCGGTGCCACTATTAACGTTGTATCTTCTATAATTTTGTGTATAATATTGATAAGATCGGTGATCGTTTAATTCGTTATTCAAAGTTTCTGTTAAAAATGCAACAACGTCATTGGTAGTGTTTGCGGTAAACGTAGTGTACCCGTCACCATTCTCTAAGTATAGACCACCGTCATCACTGAAATTGTTTGTGCTTGAATATTTTGCACTTGGATCTAACAAGTCAAAATTACGACTTACACCTACACTACTGCGGTTAAGTGCTTTACTTTTAATGATTGACCCATACAACGTATATGGAAAGTTATTATAGTCTTCTCCGTTAACCATACGATTTTGACTATAGAATCGTTGTGGTGCACGTTGCTTGATATTTGCAAGAGTTTCTCTTGCTTGTGCATTGGCAACAGGGATAGTTAGTTCCATTGTTACTGTCAATGTTTCTACTCGGCCAACTCGGCTTACATAATTAATAGAAACAGTAGTCCCTTGCATTTCATCAGGATTTATTGTATATGTTAATGCATTGCCTGCACGAACATATGCAGTGAAATTACCAATTGGCATTTCACCAAACACTCCGTCACCAAACACATAACTTACTTGGTCATTGAAACGAGATGTTATGCTGTATATTTTTTTATTGGTAGATAATAATTGATTAGTATTGTTAGCATAGATACTTTCTACCTGAGTCCATTGATTAATTACACCAGTAGTATTGTCAAAGTTATATAACCAGGTGTCAGTATTGTTAATACCTTGAATGTTAACATCAACTACTTGGCTACTAATCTGTTCAGTTAAATTAAAACCATATGTTTGTAATGAGCCTTGTTTGAAATACATAAAGAATCCGGTGTTTGGACTTCCATAACCCAGTCTATCATTACGATACACTATGTTAAATTTGCCATTAGGGCCGGGAGGTATTTCATATAAACTGTCAGAATTTAAACTAGTCACACTAACGCATTCAAAATCCATGTTCACCCCGTCGACGGTTGCGTTGAATGGAGCAGTTGCAATAACACCAGTGGGAAGACTAATACTGTATTCGTCTGTCTTAACATCTAGAATTGATTTAGAATTTCCGGGGCGACCAACACGTTGAGAATCAATCAAGGCAGCATTTATAATACTATTAAATTGCTCTTGCCAATTTGGATTAGCAGGGTCATTCCACAAGATTGTTAAATTATTAAGAACTAAACCATTGATATCTTTGACTTGCTCAGTTGTTTGAATTGAAGTAATCTTTAAATAACCCTCGCCAGCTTGATTACGTTTAGGATTATATCCAACTAGATTAGCTAGCTTGATAACACTGTCTCTACGCTCAGCCGTATCAATAAAGTTTTCACGTGTATTCAAGTCATCACGGAAGCTCAATGCTTGACCCATGAATGCCATTACATCTAGTAGTGCAACATATTCACTAGATTCAATATAGTCATTAAAGGTTTCGGGATAGTTTTTACGTAGGTAATCTACAAACGTTTTACGAAGGGTTTCGTAATCGTAGCTTTGGAAATCGGCTTGTTTGTATGTTTTATAGATTGTTTTCCAATCGTTTACACCAAAAATACTAGATTGTCTTGAACCTGTGGCCATAAGTTATTTCTCTTTTATGTATTTATCATACTAAAAAATGAGAGTTTTAACTACCGTAGACTGAATTTGTCTTGGGGTCAAAGAATAGATTGAACGTCATAGCGTCATTAAAGGGAGCAATTGCCATTTCAAGTTGTATCAATATACCATGATCCTGATGATACACTTCTATTGAATTTAATTCAATTCTAGGATCTAATTGCGCAACTCTTTGTACTTCAGCAGTCAAAGCCTGTCGGACATCTAGAGTATTTGGTTCAAAAATAAAAGACCAAATTGTAGTGCCATAGCTAGGTTTACCGGGTTTTTGTCCCTGAGGTATGTTTAATGCATTGATAAGATCATTAATTACTAGCTGTTCATCTGTCAGTTTGAAACGTTTGCGTGATCCTGATTTGGCTATTATAGTAGAGCCACCATCCGTACCAGTGGATACTGTCTTTCTGACGGCGTTCACGTTTTTTGTACTAAATCCAATATAAGTTGCCATATCTATTCCTATGTTATATTTATGTCACTACTTTAGACATATCTTGTCTTATCGTTTCAATTTTCTTAACGTTATCCTGCCACGATGCATATGCAGTTGTAGTTGCTGAATCATCTGGGCCGTTCTTCATTTTCAAATCTAAATATGATTTTCTCAAATCAAATTGTAAATCTTCTTGCACTGTTAACTCTGCCTTTAATTTATCATATGCCGCTGCCTCAGCAGACGTTGGCGTCTTAAATGCTCCAGTTGGAATTGTTCCAAAAGGCAATGCCGGAATCTTAGGGTTACCTAACAAGGACTTAGCTTGGGCCATCATAGGGCCAAAATCAAAACTATCTTTAGCTACAGTTGGTAATTTAACTT